TTCACGCGCACAAGCGGGCAAAGAGATAAAGGGCGGAAGTGCAAAGAAAAAATCCCAGAAGTCTTTAGATAAATGGACTAAAGAAAAATGGGGAACAAAGTCAGGAAAAAATAGCACTCAAGGGAAGAAAGCTACAGGTGAAAGATATTTGCCTAAAAAAGCAAGAGAATCCCTAACAGACAAAGAGTATGCGGCTACATCTAGAAAGAAAAAAGCCGATACAAAAAAAGGAAAACAATTTAGCAAACAACCAAAAAAGATTGCTAAGAAGACCGCGAGGCACAGATAGTGGCAAACAGCAAACCTTCTAAAGGCAAAGCAAAGGTTAAGGTAACCTCTTCTGGAAAGAAGGTTAGCTACGGTCAAGCAGGCAAAGCTAAAGGTGGTGGCCCAAGAGTTCGTGCAGGAACGTCAAAAGGAGATAGCTATTGCGCTAGGAGTCTAGGTATTAAGAAAGGTCTTTCTAAGAAGAAACAAAATGATCCTAATACTCCAAACAACTTGTCTCGTAAAAGATGGAAATGTTCTGGGGCTAAATCTAAAAGGAAATAAAAATGGCAACTAGCGGAACATACAACTTTAACCTAGACCTTGGCGATGCCATTGAAGAGGCTTTTGAAAGGGCAGGGCTAGAGTTGCGTAGTGGCTATGATTACAGAACTGCAAGAAGAAGTATTAATCTTCTTATGCTTGAGTGGCAAAACAGAGGTTTAAACCTTTGGACTGTGCAAGAAGGAACTCAAGCTCTTACTGGTGGAGATGGTAGCTATACTTTAAGTGGTGATGTTCTTGATATTATTGAAGCTTTTGTAAGGACAAACTCTGGAAGCGTTGACAGCCAGTTTGATCAAACATTAACAAGAATATCAATAAGCCAGTACGCTCATCTATCTAACAAGTTAACAGAAGGAAAGCCTGTTCAGTATTTTCTTGAAAAAGACCCTAGTGCAGTTACTATTAATTTATGGCCTGTTCCTGACAGTCAAGAAGATTACACTCTTGTTTACTACTTTATGCAAAGAGTTGAAGACACTGGATCGCCTGCATCAAACAACATGGATGTTCCGTTAAGGTTTTTGCCTTGTTTAATTGCAGGGCTTGCATATCACCTTAGCGTTAAATATGTTGAGGCAAACCAGAAAGCTCCTCTGCTCAAGGCTGAGTATGAAGAGCAATGGAATCTTGCCGCAGATGCAGACAGAGAAAAAGCCTCGTTATTTGTAACTCCCGGAGGCTATAGGTTTTGACGGCATCAAAAGGTAAAAGAGCCTTTGGGTTTTGTGACAGGACTGGTTTTCGCTATAAGCTAACAGACCTTGTTCCGCAGATTGAAAATCAAAGATGGAATGGCTTGTTAGTTGGAAAAGACGTTGTTGATGTTGACCAACCTCAGTTACAACTGGGAAAATTAGCTATATCTGACAATCAATCTTTATTAAATCCACGCCCAGACAGGGCTTTGGATGAAAGTAGACGTTTATTTGCGTTTAACCCTGTTGGCGGTGGCATTACTGAGTTAGGAAGCTTTACTGTAGGGTTAGATATAGAAGGCAATGTAGGAGAAGTTAAGGTGGTAATAGGCTAATGGCATTCACATACACTACGCTAAAAGAAACAATACAAGATTATCTGGAAACAACTGAAACTACATTTGTGGATAACCTGCCAAACATTATTACTCAAGCAGAAGAAAGAATAATAAAAGACGTACAGCTTCCTGATTTTAGGAAGAATGTAACAGGTTCTTTAACAGAAGATAATCAATACTTGTCTGCGCCTACTGACTACTTAGGCGTTTACTCTTTAGCTGTTGATAACAGTGGGTATGAGTACCTATTGAATAAAGATGTTAACTTTATTAGAGAAGCCTACCCATCAAGCGCGGTTACTGGTGTTCCCAAGTATTACGCAATTTTCAATGAAAGCACCATTATAGTAGCTCCAACGCCAAACGCATCATTTACCGCTGAGTTGCATTATTTTTACAGGCCAGAGTCAATCACCGTGTCGTCCACAGGCACAAGTTGGTTAGGCGATAATGCTGAAAATGCGTTATTATATGGCTGTTTAGTAGAGTCATATACCTTTCTTAAAGGAGATGCTGATCTTCTACAGCTTTACAAAGTTCAATACGATGAATCTGTAGGCAGGTTAAAAACTCTGGGTGAAGGATATGGAACCACAGATAGCTACAGGTCTGGCGCAGTGCGTCAGGGAAGGAACTAAAATTGATTAATGTAGGTTCGGCTCAAACAGGTGTTGTTAATGTTGTTACATCAAACAACAAAGGACTTGATGCAGGTCATTGGGCAGAAAGAGCTACAGATAGAATTGTTTCAGTAGGTGGAAACTGTCACCCTGCAATCAAAGATCAAGCGGAAGCATTCAAGGATCAGGTAAACAAAGTTGTAATGTTCTACATGGAACAAGCAATAAAAAGCGACAGAACAACTTTAATTGCGTTACTTGAGCAAAACCAACACAAAGATGTAGCAGAAATCATCAGGAGATTATAATGGCAATATCGCAAGCAATGTGTACTTCGTTTAAAAAAGAATTAATGGAAGGAACGCATAACTTTTTAGCATCAGGCGGTAACTCGTTTAAGTTAGCCTTATATACTAGCTCTGCTAGTCTAGGGGCTACAACAACGGCTTACTCTAGTACAAATGAAGCAAGCGGAACAAACTACACCGCAGGAGGGGCGGCATTAACAAATGTTAACCCAACAACGTCAGGAACCACTGCGTTTACTGATTTTGCTGATTTAACCTTTAGTAACGCAACTATTACTGCAAACGGATGCCTTATATACAATGATACAAACAGTGACAAGGCAGTTTGTGTATTAGCTTTTGGTGGCGATAAAACATCAACAGCAGGAGATTTTACAATACAATTCCCAACAGCAGATGCTTCTAACGCAATTATTAGAATAGCCTAGTAACTTATGGCTATTGTAAATGGTTTTGGTAGGGGTGGATGGGGACAGCTTACTTGGGGCGAGCCAATACCTGTTGTCGTTACTGGCGTTGCAGGAACCTCTGCTCTTGGCAGTGAAAGTGTAGTAGCAGAAGCTAATGTTGCTGTTGTTAACAATGTAGGTACAGCATCTACAGGAACAGTAGCAGTTAATGCTTTTGCAGTAGTTGGTGTTTCTGCTGTTGCGTCAACAATTGGTCTTGGTGATGAAACATTAATTACCAATAATAACCTATCGGTTTCTGGGTTAGCAGGAACGTCTGCTCTTGGTAATGAAACATTAATTACCAATAACAATATTTCTGTTTCTGGATTAACAGGAACATCTGCACTTGGCAATGAAACCGTACAGGCTGATGCTAATATATCTGCTTCTGGTATTGTTGGGACTTCTGCTCTTGGTAATGAAACCGTAGAGGCAAAAGCCAATGTTTCTGTTTCTGGGTTTGGAGTAACAGTAAGTCAAGGGAGTGTTGTTACTGACGCTCAAGCAATAATCTATCCTGTAGGTCTTGAAGCAGAAGGATTAACAAAATCAGTTCAAGTTTGGAGTTTAATAAACACATCTCAAACTCCAAATTACACAATAATTAGTGGCAATCAAACTCCAAATTACGCAATAATTAGTGGTAATCAAACTCCCGACTGGGAAGAGGTAGCTTAAATGGCAACATACGTTAATGACTTAAGATTAAAAGAAATTGCCACGGGCGATTCTGCGGGTACTTGGGGGACAGAAACTAACGTCAACCTAGAGCTAATAGCTGAAGCTATGGGGCATGGTACTGAAGCCATTGCCAATGCTTCAACTCACACCATAACAATGGCAGACGGCGTTTCTGACGGGTTTAGATGCACCTTCTTAAGGTTAACAGGTGGCGGTCAGGCTTGTACTGTTACTTTAGCCCCTAATACGCTGTCTCATACTTGGGTAATGCGTAATGAAACATCTTACACCTTAACTCTTACTCAAGGTTCTGGAGCAAATGTTAATATTTCTTCTGGGCAAACTAAGATTGTTTCGACTAATGGCGGCGGATCAGGCGCAATTGTGTATGAAATGGATGATCTTCAGCTTGCAGGTAACTTGGTTGTTGGTGGCACTCTAGGTGTTACAGGCGTTTTAACAGGTACATCCCTAGACATCTCTGGAGACATAGATATTGATGGCACCACTAACTTAGACGTTGTTGATATTGACGGCGCTGTGGATATGGCAAGCACACTGGCGGTTGCAGGTGTTGTAACAGCCAACGCAGGTGTAGTGGTAGATAACTTCACGCTAGATGGGACTACTCTGGCTTTAAGTTCTGGTGATATGACACTAGACGCGGCAGGAGACATTCTTCTTGATGCTGATGGTGGGGACTTCAAATTTAGAGATGGTGGTGCAGGATTTTTTACTATTTCTAATAGCAGTCTTGATGCTGTATTAAAAGTCGAGCAGTCAAACGAAGATTTTATTATTAAAGGTAATGATGGCGGTAGTGAAATCACAGCCCTTACCCTTGATATGTCAGCGGCAGGTGCGGCTACGTTTAATTCTACGGTTTCTGGCACAATCGCTACGTTCAGCGGTGATGTAAATGCTACTAATTTTGTGGGTGTAGATGACCAAAACACATTCTTAAATTTTCCGGGAAGCGATATACTAAAGTTGTACACGGCGGGTATTTCCAGATTTCAAATAGCCGCAGACGGCTCTCTATCCACCCCAACGCTAGGAACCTCTAACGTCCGATTCGGTGTCAACGCAGGTAACAGCATTGCAAGCGGTGCTCAGTATAATGTTGTCGTAGGTGATGAAGCAGGTACTGCGATTACTACGGGTGATGAGAATACATTTATAGGATACACAGCAGGTGATGCTACTACAACTGCTTCTGGAAATACTGCCCTTGGGTTTAGTTCATTAACAACCAACGTATTGGGAAGCAAAAGCGTAGCAATAGGTAGAGCCGCTTTACAGGTTCAGAATCCTGCTAGTGCAACAGATATGTATAACGTAGCTGTGGGACACGGAGCAGGTGAGTCAGTAACCACAGGCGTTCGTAACACTCTAATAGGTGGGCTATCAGGTGATGCACTAAACACTGGGAGTTATAATTTATCTTTAGGGTATGCCGCTTTTTCTGCTGATACTAAGGGTCAGTTCTCTACAGCATTAGGTTATGGCGCTTTAAATCAACAAAACTTTACATCAGCTACCAATGCTTACAACACGGCTGTCGGTTATGTAGCAGGTGAAGCAATAACCACAGGCGTTCAAAACACTCTCATTGGTGGCCTTGCAGGTGATGCATTAACTGATGCTGATAGTAATACCGCAGTAGGTTATAACGCTTTAACTAGCGATACTTTAGGTAGTGCCTCTGTTGCTTTTGGTGCTTCAGCATTAGGCTCTCAAAACTTTACATCTGCAACATCTAGCTACAACACAGGTGTCGGTTATAACGCAGGAGCCGCAGTAACCTCAGGCGTTCAAAACACCCTCATTGGTGGACTAGCAGGTGATGCTTTGACTCAAGGAGCGCGTAACGTAGCATTAGGATACTCCTCTTTAGGCGCTGAAATAATAGGTCAGTACAGTACAGCCATTGGTTGGAACGCTTTAGGCGCACAATCAAACAGCAGTGCGGTAAATGCTCTTAATACAGCAGTAGGATATAACGCAGGAGCCGCAATAACCACAGGCGTTCAAAACACATTCGTGGGCGGTCTTGCGGGTGATGGGAGTACATCTGGAACTGACAATGTAGCCGTGGGTTATCAGTCTTTAAGTGCCGTAGGTATATTTCAAAAAAACACAGCGGTTGGCGCTTTAGCAGGACAGTCAGTAACAACAGGTGTTGAAAATATATTAATAGGCCATGAAGCAGGAGATGCTTTAACGGACGCTGATTATAATATTGCAATAGGCTCAGATGCTTTAGGACAAGATACTAAAGGTAATAGAAATACTGCGGTAGGCCAAGAAACTCTTAGCGCACAAAACTTTACTTCACCAACCGATTCTTACAACACCGCTGTTGGAATGTCAGCGGGTCGCGTAATAACCACAGGCGTTAACAACACTCTAATAGGTGGTCTAGCAGGTGATGCACTGACTGATGCTGATTCAAACACCGTAGTGGGTAAAGGAGCTTTAACAACCGACACGCTAGGTAGCTACTCTACCGCACTAGGTTTTGCAGCATTAGAAGCGCAAAACTTTACAAGTGCCACAAGTTCTTATAACACAGCAGTGGGGGCCGCCGCAGGAGCCGCAGTAACCACAGGCGTCGAAAACGTCCTCATCGGCGGTCTAGCAGGTGATGCTTTAACTGACGCTGATCATAACGTAGCTGTTGGTGCGAGTGCTTTAACCACAGATACTTTAGGAGGCAGAAGTGTTGCTATAGGTCGCAGGGCATTAGCCACACAAAACTTTACATCTGCTACTAATTCTTACAATATCGGAGTAGGTTTTAACTCAGGAGGCTCACTAACAACAGGCATTGAAAACGTCATCATTGGTGGTCTAACAGGTAACAATCTTACAGGAGGAGGTTTTTCTGGCACTACACGGCAAGCAGGTGGTGATTTTAATGTTGCCGTCGGAACAGAGGCGTTAAGTGGCGATACTTTAGGAAGCAGGTCGATAGCTATTGGTAGGAGAGCCTTACTTACCCAAAACTTTACTTCCGCTACAGATACTTACAACGTGGCTGTAGGATTTGAAGCGGGTCACAATATATCCACCGGCGTTCAAAACACATTCGTGGGCGGTCTTGCAGGTGATGCTACTGATGATGGAACAAATAACGTAGCTGTAGGATTTGAAGCACTTTCAGCAAACTGCGGAAGTGGTAATACAGCAATAGGAACAAGAGCAGGCAAAATTACAACAGCCGATAATAATACTTTTGTTGGAAATAATGCAGGAACTGCTACTACTTCAGGCGCAGGCAACACATTTATTGGTGCTGAAGCAGGTGATTCTATTAATTCAGGCGCTGGTAACACCTGTGCAGGTCTAGGTGCGGGGGCTGAAATCACTACTGGAGATAATAATATTGCAATAGGTAATGATTCCCATGATGGAGGAACGGAAGGGGATAACAATATTTCTATAGGAACTTCTTCAACTCCATCTACCGCTGGTGTTGCGAATCAAATTACTTTAGGTAACTCAAGTACAGCTTCTTTACGGTGTCAGATACAGACAATAGCGGCTTTATCAGATCAAAGAGATAAAACAGACATTATAGATTTACCTTATGGATTA